GATCGCCGTCATTTTGTTTAGAGTAACCACTAAAACCAACTAAGCGACGATTAAGTTTGCTAAGGCTACCAATAGCAGTTATCCGCTGATTGTTAAGTCTGCCATTCGATCCAAAGCCACCAAGAGAAGCCTGAATATCAGACACCCAGCCTGTCCAAAGCGTTACAGGGTTGCCGCTGGAATCATCTACCTTTACTACTACTTTGTAGTCGATCTCGATATTAGGAAAACTGTTATCAGCTGTAACTAAGCTAATCGTGGCATATCCAGCTCGTTTGGCTGCTCATCAACTGTAGTGCGCCCGTTAGTTAAACTGACGCCGTTTATAGTGTCTTGCTTGTACTCAACGTCGTTAATTATTATCTGTGGGTTAATAGCGTAGGTCATGGACTAATGCCTACTAATACGTCAAATAAGTTACCACCACGCGCTTCGGCATCTTTAATAAGTTCCTCAAGCGCTCTAGCTGTGCCTTCTGGGTCTAATACTGTGCCATTAACGTTTATATTAACTGTGCCGCCAGTGGCTCTAGCGCTACCACTTGATCGCTGCTGTAAAGCCTGATTAACATTTCCGCCACGACCAAATCCAAAAAATGGATCACTTGGCAATAAGTTAATACCTTCGATGAACCCACCAAAGCCACTAATTAGGCTTAGTTCTGATTTGTAGAAGTTTTTCAAGTCCGGTGATATGGCTGAAGGTAAAGCCCCGCCAGCACGCAAAGCAGCAGTTTCTTTGGCTAAAGCAGATTGCTCTTTTTGTGCAGCTGTTAAGGCTCTAGTCCCTGCTGCCGCTGCGTTACCTGCTGCCGCTACTGCGTTGTATCCACTAGCTAATGAATTGGTTGCTGGTAGCAGATCATCTTTAATCGTGCGAGATTGTTCAGCAAAAGACTTGTAAGCATCTACTGTGCCTGTGTTTAGATTGTTTACTGTCTTAGTTGCTTTGCCAACCTCTAAACTAAAGTCAAAACCTAAGAATCTAGCTACCTTGCCTATAATCTCAAAGACCTTAGCAAAGTTATCTATGGCTAGACCTACTGCTCTAACAACTAAATTAAAGGCAGTAGCCAGAATACCGCCAAGAATAGGCGCTACTGTGTCTCGCACAAAACCTGCTAATTTAAGCGCTATTGCAATAAATACATCTAGACCTTCTCGGTTTTCTTTTACTTTATCTGATAAGAATTCAAACGCCCGTCGCACTAAACCAAGCACCGGCTCTAGGATATTGCGCAAGGTAGGCACAATAAACTCAGTAATAAAGCCCCAAAGATTCTTAAGCGCTGGTAATACAAAATCTACAACAATCTTACGCATATTTTCGATTGCTGGTGTGGCTTGCTTGCTAAAAGAATCGCTAAATTTAGTTAAAACTGGTATTAACTTAGACCCAATAAACTGAAACAACTCAGTAGCAACTGGCAACAATGCGGTGCCTATGCTGGTTTTAACATTTTCGATCTGTGCTGTAAGGATACGCTGGCTGTTGGCTAAGCCGTCAGAAGTTCGTAAAAAGTCGCCCTGAGCATCACCAGTTTGCTTATAGATAAGCGCTTGAGCAGCTAAAACCTTTTGCTGTGGGGTTAGAGCGTTTTTAGTTGTGCTTACAATACCTAGTTCTAATGCTGCGGCTCGTAGGCTTGCATCATCTAGTAATACACCAAAGCGGCGCAGTGGCTCTGCTTCTCCTCGCAACGCTGAACCAATAGCAGTGATCGCTTCCTCTGGCGTTGTGTTACGGAATGATGCTAAATCAGAAGCCAAAACTGTAAAGTCGGTTGAAAACTTAACTAAATCATTACCGGCAAGCCCAGCAGATTTACCAAAGATAGCAAAGGTATTTGCAGCATCTAAAGCCTGTTGTTTAGATTGTCCTAATGCTGAAGCAGAAGTTTCAGCAAAATCCTGAATTTGTTTTGCACTATCACCAAAAATTTGACCAGTAGCGGCTATTGTTTCAGATAAATCAGAAGCGGCTTTAACTGCATCTACACCATACTTAACGGCAAAAACCCCAGCAGCTGCACCCGCAGCAGCAACGGCAACACCAACCTTTTTAAAGGTTGCACCGATCTTAGAACCAGCGCCCGATACTTCATTGTTGGCTTTGTTTAAGCCGTCTACTAAACCTTTAGTATCAGCAAGGATATTGAGTTTATAAATTCTGCTTTGACCAGCCATTATTTACCTTCTTTAAGTATCTGATCGAATGAGCGTTCCCATTTATCAATTAAGGTTGGCTGTATATCTCGCAAGGTTGGATTAATCCAATAACCACTATTACCGCCACCCCTAAATCGTGCAGTTCGCGGTCTAAATTGTTTTAAGCGGCTAGAACCAAACTCCACACCTGCCAAGATACCTTTGCCATAAGGCGGAGCGCTTTCAATGTTGCGGCTAGTGTTTGCACCACCACTAAAAGCTTGGCGCTGATAACCAAAACTAAACTCACCAATTTTAGAGGATTTACTTGCTCGACCAGTTTGTGCAATTCTTTGCTCTTGGCTGGTTTTAGCTTTATTTCTAATTTGCCCTACTGCATATTGCGCAAGTTCAAAACCCATTCTTTTGCTTTGGGCTACAGCTTCATCACTCATGGCTTTAAATGATCTAAGGATTTGTTTGGTTTGGTCTTTGTCGTAAAAGATACTAATGTTATCTGCCACTTCTCTCCTTTAGTATCTCTAGCGCTGTAAGTATGTCCTCTGCTGTTTCCCAATACTGCATAGGTATTTGGGTGGCGATAGCCAGTTCAACTATTAGTCGTCCGAGGCTACCGCTTGCGTGGGGTTTGCTGTTGCATCCACCACTTCAATATCCGCTACTGAATCGCACCAAGCATCTAATGGCTTAACTGGCTTTTCGCTAGTGCGCTTAATGCTTGTATGAGCCAAGAACATCAAATCGGTCATGCCCAACTCAGCGCTAGTCATCTTTTGCTTGGTTTCGATTTCCCACCTACGCCAGTCCGATGCTTGAACTATTGCTAGGACTTGCTCGTTATTGTTGTAGGTTATATTTAGTTGTAGTTTCATTAGATCCCCCGATCAGTTAGTTTGTTACGCGTTGCCGGTTAGGGTTTCAGTTACGTCACCCTTTTCAACCTTGAAGCTGAATGTTACAGTCTGCATATCAGTCCCAGCGCCACCGGCACTTGGAAAGTCTGGAAAAATCTTAAATGCAAAAGTATGGTTTGTTGCAGTTGTTAGAACTACATCAATCGGAGTATCTGGCGCACTTTCAGCAGATGCCCAAATAGCCTCACATACGCTTGAAGCCTTACCCCAATCAGCCATCATTTCTAGGTCAAAAGTTGCTTCAACATTTGTAGTCTTGTAGTTCTCAGCTAGTAAAGTCTGAAACACCTGACGATCATTTGTCTTAGTCAAGGTTGCGCTAGTGGTTTGCTCATCTAGTGCAGTAGTTCCCCAACCTGTGATATTTAGACGGACATTACGCCCAGTAATTACATAAGTAGCCATGTTATTGTCCTGTCTTAGCTAAAGGTTTCGGTTACTTCGCCGCGTGCTACGGTAAAGTTAAAGGTTACGGTTTGGGCATCAGTTCCAGCGCCACCAGCGGTTGGATACTCTGGCAAGATTGGGAATACAAACTGCGCGCCAGTTGCAGTAGTCATTGTTATAGCGATCTCTTGCTCTGGTGATTCTGCGGCTGTCCATAGCGCTTCGCATACGCTATTAGCCTTACCCCAGTCAGCAAGCATTTCTAGATCAAAAGATGCAGAAACATTGGTTGTTTTCACGCTTTCGCCATCCAACGTTTGGTAGATTTGGCGATCATTTACTTTAGTAAGAACTGCGCTTGTTGCCTGAGCATCAATATCAGTTCCACCTGCGAACGAGAGATTTACATCTCTGCCTGTGATTACATAAGTAGCCACTTAGTCCTCAATTCGTGTAGTAGGTTGAAACATTAAAATCAGCAACTAGCAGCTCACTAGCGCCTACCTGTGTAACTGACGGCTTTTCCAAAACGCCAACTACATAATTTGCGGGCAAAGCCCCCAAAACTTGAATCCAAAGGCGCTCTAGATTATCTAGTGCAGCTGCGTTGGAGTGATACGCCACGCAAAGGGTAAGCGTATAATTTAACTTGGTGCGGATCGTTGCCTTGCTAATCATTTCCAATTCGGCATAGGGAGAATCTGGGACAACCACCACGGCTGGTGGTATTACCGACTCTGGCACATGGTCATAGACATTCGCTGTAACGCCCTGTAAGGCTGTTTTAAGCGCTGCTCGGGTATCTACTATTGGCACAGGCTATCCTGATCCATAAAAGGCGCTAGAAGCCCGCTTACGCGGTTTAACAGGCTACGCCCCATGCGGTAAGGTGTAGGGGCAAAGTCCACGCCCTCGATCTGTCCACCCGCAGCTGTGCGGCTTTGAAATATCTCAGTACTTACAACATAAACGGCTGATTCTACTGCTGGGTTACCAACATAAGTGGCAGCGCCAGATAGTATCGCTCGACCACTAGGAATAACTTCTCGAAAATTAATATCTGCATTGACTAAATCAAAAGTAAATAAAGTATAAGGGTTATCGGTTAAATCTCTAAACACCTGAGTAATTAAGCCAACTGAGGCTACTGCGAAAATATCAAGATTAACTGATTTAACAACTCTAGTGCCGTTGTATGGTGTTCCAGCGCCGGAGATAACTACAGATTGCCCAACATTAAATGGATGTCTGCCTACTGTGTAGATATAGGCTTCGTTACCAATTAGTTGAGTGCCCCCGATTGGTGCATCATAATGAACTAGCATTGGCAGGATTACTGCTTCGGCTGACTCAATAATTTGGTTCAGATAGGCATCATTATACAGCGCGCTAGAAACTCCAAGCACGCTTCGCAGCTGTGTAGCTGTAATGATTGTTGGCACTATCTACTCCTTTAATGAGAGGTGAGCGCTCGGGAGAACACGCCCACCCCTCGATCTAGTTAATTAGGCTACTGTTAGCTTACGGAATGCATCTGGATATTTGTTTACAGCGCAAACATATCCGTAAATTCCGATTTCAACTCGACCATTAGCAACTACAGTGCTTCGCAGTTGTAGTGTGCCTGATTCATGGAATCGCATGGCATCTGAAGGATAAACCAAAGCAAACTTATCGCCTGTGTAGTTTGGATCAACTACTAACTGCAAACCAGCGACAGTTCCCTGTGTTGAACCCTGTGTAATTAAACCGCCAGCGTTCTGTGGGATTGCAGCTGCAAATAGTGGTCGATCGTTGCCGTCCTCAGCGCCTAACAAATCTGCAAATGAGATTGTGCCAGCAGCAGTTGGGTGAACTACTAGGTGAGTTGGTGTGCGTCGCATTACATTGTATGAATCAACAATACCGTCAGCGATTGCCTTGTAAATTGAAGATCCACTTGATCCAACGGCTGTATCGCGTGCAAGACCTAACGCGTAATCATCAGTCTTTTGAGCATAGCTGGCCGCCAACTCACGTAGAAGTAGATCCAACATGCTTGGATCAGATCGGTCAAGAAGTTCGACATTTAGGATATTTGCACCTGCAAATTTAACAATATCGTCCTCTTGGAAGGTTACGCTTGTATCAGTTGAATCAAACTCAACACCTTCGGCAGTTTCAGCGACAGTTGCTTGTGTGCCTAGCTTTGGTGTGAATACCTTCATGCCTGAAGCAGGTAGTGGTGCGCGCTCGATTGAGTCAATAAATGGACGGCTATTATCAATGATTCCGATAATATCGCGTAGGTAGTTTGGTGGAACCATACCTGTGTTTTCAGCTACAGTAGCAATTTCTAGTGCTGCAACTAGGTCGCGAGCGTCTGAATCGCCTTGCTGTGCCTTGATCTGTGCGTGGACATACTGTCCAGCAGTTACGTTTGTATCAACGCGAGGTGCGGTGAATACAGGAGCAGAAGTGCGAATTGCAGCAGCTTCTACTTTGTGGGCTTCAACCGAAACTTCGTTCTCGGTCTGAAGCTCTGGAGTTTCGGTCATATCTGACCCTTCCTGTTCATGTGTTGGATCATCTGAAGCGGCTACTTCAGAAACTCGTGCGCTGTCTATTGCTGGGGTTTCAACCAGACTTACTTCGACTAGCTGGCTCATTTTTACTACTAAGCCTTCGTCGGTGTTATCGTATTCAGATAACTTAATACCAACGCTAAATCCGTCTTTTAAACCTTCCATAGCTTCAACTAGCGCATCATTACCGCGCTGTGTATTAGCAATCTTGAAGGTTGCATCTATGCCTTGATCGTTAGAATCAAAATCTAAAACTTTGCCAATAGGCTTGTCCATGTTGTGATCGATAAACAATTTAACTTGCTTTAATGCGATTGAATCTTTAGCAAACTTAGTTTTGCCAGCGCTNGTGTTGCCTACTTCNTCCCAAGTCACAATGCGACCGGANATNGTGCGAGCATCNGTNTCNGCTGCNACNAGGCTTACTGGNACTGTNATTTTCATACTAGNTNNTCNANTTCTCGGATTTCTTCAACTGTTAAAACGCCGATCTCGGCTAAAGTCTTGTAAACCTCGGCTCGCTCGGTTGCGTTACCTTTTAGATAATCGTCTAGATCAAACTGCACCATTTGGGTTTGTGGTGTGAAGTCTGGCATGCCCAAACGATCAGCAATAGAAGTTAAAAATGGCTTAATGCTAAAGTCGATTAAATCACGACGAGCTTGGGTTACGTTTGAGTAAGTCATGCTATTACCCATATCAGCGCCAAGATACCAAGCAGGTAAATTACAAACTCTAGCAATTTCTAGGGCTAGGTATTGACGAGCTTCTACCATTTGCAA